TATTGGAGGCAGGTCAAGTATAGTTGAATTTGGAAGCGATAATAAATTATATTTTGGTTATGCAGGAGCATCAGGTGCTTTTGTAAGCTCAAATACATATTCTGCAAATACTTGGTATCATTTAGCGGTTAGCTTTAATGCTTCCACAGGTGCTATAGTTGGTTATGTAAATGGACAATCTATTGGAAGTGGAACAGGTAATACAACAACAGGTTCAACACAATGTTTTGGACACGGAAGTGTAGGTTTAACAGGATATATAGACCAAGTAAGAATATTTAATAAAGTTATAAGTAGTTCAGAAGCAATTACATTATACGAAAAATCTGTTCCTTATAACGGTACTGCTACAAACGTAACTTACCAAAAAGCTACAGATTTCCAACCTGATTTGGTTTGGATAAAAGAAAGAACAAGTACAAGTGGACACCATCTTGGGGATTCTGTAAGAGGTGCTACAAAAATGATTTATTCAAATCTTACTAATGCAGAAAGTACTGATACCGCAACAATAACATCTTTTGATGCAAATGGATTTACAGTTGGAAGTAGCGGTGGAGTTAATGCAGGAACTGATAACTACGTTGCTTGGTGTTGGAAAGCAGGAGGGTCGGTTACACCGAACAACAACACAGTAGGAAGTATTACTTCAACAGTTAGTGCAAATCGAGCAGCAGGGTTTAGTGTTGTGAAGTATATTGGTTCGTCTACAAGCGGTTTAGATATAGGACACGGATTAAGTTCAGCTCCTGAAATGGTTATATTAAAAAATTTAGATTCTTCTACAAGTTGGTATGTATATCATAAAGATACAGGTACAACGAGTGGATATATAAATTATTTAAGACTTAATGATACCACAATAGGAGATTACTCTGATAAGATATTTTATCCTGTTGATTTTAATGCCTCAACATTTATTGCAGGACACGATACAGTTCTTCAAGGTAATATGATTGCCTACTGCTTCCATTCAGTAGATGGGTATTCTAAAATAGGGTCTTATACAGGGAATGGTTCTGCTTCAGGACCTATTGTAGAAACTGGATTTGAACCTGCTTTTTTAATGATTAAAAGAAGTTCATCTGATGCAAGTGGTGGAAATTGGATTATAAAAGATAATACAAGAGATAGTGTTAATCCTAATACTAAAAATTTATATGCTAATTTATCTGCTTCAGAGCAAGATGAATACCCAGTAGATTTTTTGTCAAATGGATTTCAAATAAAAGAAACAAATGTTGATATTAATAAATCAGGTGGTACATACATCTACCTTGCTATAGCAGCAGACCCTGATGTAACACAACCAACTGTAGAGAATAGCTTTGATGTTGTTACTTATACAGGGAATGGTACTACTCAAACTATTAATACGGATTTCAAGCCTGATTTGGTTTGGTTGAAATCAAGGAATAATGCGTCTTGGGTGCATTTTTTACAAGACTCTATTAGAGGAGCTGAAAATTTTATATCATCAAATAGAACAGATGCTGAAGGAACAACAACGCCTCATATTGTAGATTCTTTTGATACAAATGGTTTTACTGTATTGGGTAATGGAAATTCAAATACTAATGGAGATACCTACGTTGCGTGGTGTTGGAAAGCAGGCGACCACGATGACAACCTACCACAGATAAACACAAACGGAACTATAGATAGTGTTGTTAGTGTGAATCCTGAAGCAGGTTTTAGTATTGTGAAGTGGACTAATACTGTAAGTGAAAGCAGCGTTGGTCACGGATTAAGTCAAAAGCCTCAACTTATAATAGCAAAGTCTACATCATCAAGCGCTAATTGGATTGTTTATACAGATGTAATTGATGGTTCAATGGACTATTTAAGATTAAATTTAAGTGATGCCAAAGGAGATAGCGGCAGAACCTTACCTAATTCAAGTGTTTTTTATTTTGCAGGAGATACAGAGGATTACATCGCCTACCTCTTCCACAGTGTAGATGGGTATCAGAAGATTGGGAGTTATACAGGGAATACGAGCGGTGTGACTGTAACAACAGGATTCAGACCAAGATGGATAATTATTAAAAATGCAACAGCAGGAGGAGACCATTGGGGTATTACTGATTCGGTAAGAAACCCATCAGGTCAAACAACTAAAGCGCTTTTTGCCAATTTAGCAAATTCAGAAAGTGATAATATTGCTTGGGGTGTTACTTTTACATCAAATGGATTTGAAGTTCCTTCAACATCAACAGCTTCAACTACTTACAATGAGAATGGACAAACATTCATCTATTTAGCAATAGCATAAAATGGAAAATTAAATAAAATGAACTATATTAGAAAGATTTCAGTAGGCGCAGATTACAAGAACGCCATGCATTATATAATAAACCAAGAGGTTTTAGGAGGGTCTTACGTTATAAGTGATATAGCTCAAGAACAAGAAGGATTCAGCGTTTGGGTTAAGAAAAACGAAGAATCTGTAAAATGGAAAGAGTTTAAAGACATTCCAGTAGTAATTGAATACAATATAAATTTAATATGACACCAAGATGGGATTATCTGGTAAAACCACTCGGAAAGGAATACAACAACACAAAGACAATAGCAAACCAAGAGTTCACGATAAACACATCGATAGAGGATGCCAGTTATGTGAACAGGCTGGGAGTTGTGTGTGCGGTGCCGAAGGGTGGAGAGATACCAGTTGGTAGCCTAGTAGTTGTTCATCACAATGTGTTTAGAACATATCTAGATGCTAAAGGCAAAAAAAGAAAAAGTAATGAGTTTTTTAGGGATGGCGAATACTTAGTCAACCCTCAAAGAATATATATGTACAAAGATGACAAGGGGTGGAAAACTACAAAAGATTATTGCTTCATTTCTCCTGTCGATTATAATCAAGATAACGAGATTTATAGATCGGACAAGAAAGAAGAGGAGCATGTGGGAATTGTAAAGCATAGCAGTATCTTTGAAAAAGGAGAAAAAGTAGGGTTTACTAAAAACTCAGAATATGAGTTTACAATAGATGACCAAAAATTCTATAGAATGAGGCATAATGATATTTGTATTAAATTTAATTAAATGGAAGAGTATTGGGTTACCACATCAACGTGGGAAAATTATTGTTTCACTTATACATACACTGATGAGTGACACTAAAGAAACTATTTTAAGAGTTATAGAGGCTGCAGAAAAAGCAGTTGATGAGCTTATAAAGGTTGCCGAAGAAAAGATCATTACAGGGCATAAAGACGATGATCTTGCTGCTGATAGATTAAAAAACGCTGCAGCAACTAAAAGGTTAGCTATAGAGGATGCATTTGCTATTCTGCAAAGGATAGAGAACGAAAGAGATAAACTAAATGGCGAAGATAAGACTAAAGACGGCAAAGGAAAAGATACAGGATTCCAAAGCTTCGCAGAGTCCAGAGGACGAAAGTCTTGAGCTGTGTAAGGTTATCTCTCATATCGATGATAAGACTAGAGATAAACTAAACAAAAAGAAAGCTTGGGATTATGGATACAACAGTGAACATGATGTAGTTGTTATATCAAAATCTGGTCAGATAGGTGAGGTTGTTGAAATACAAAACCTAAAAATTGCATTACCTTTGCAGCCGAAAGAAACGCACAGTAGAAGTGAAAAAGAATCGGAGCAGTATTGGGAGCCATTTGAGTATCCAAAAGAACTATCAAAAATCAAGACCATTTTCCAGTGGAATGAGTACCCGAGTTCATTCAAAGAGTCATGGGTCGACTACATTGAGGCTGAGTTTGATAGAAGAGAGAGTGGTTTTTGGTTTAAAAATAATGGTCTTCCTACTTATATTACTGGGGCTCACTACATGTACCTCCAATGGACAAAGATCGATGTTGGGCATCCAGAATACAGAGAATCAAACAGAATCTTTTTTATTTTCTGGGAAGCCTGTAAAGCAGACGACAGATGTTATGGTATGTGCTATCTCAAGAACAGACGTTCAGGATTCAGCTTTATGTCATCAGCAGAAACGGTTAACCAAGCTACAGTCACCTCCGATGCTAGGTTTGGTATTCTATCTAAGAGTGGTGCAGATGCAAAAAAAATGTTCACAGACAAAGTCGTACCGATCTCAACAAACTATCCCTTCTTCTTCAAACCTATTCAAGATGGGATGGATAGACCGAAGACAGAGCTTGCGTACAGAGTCCCAGCATCAAAGCTCACAAGAAGGTCTATTGCAGACACAGAAAATGATGATGACCTTGCAGGACTCGACACAACCATTGACTGGAAAAACACTGGAGATAACTCCTACGATGGTGAAAAGCTACGATTACTCGTCCACGATGAATCTGGAAAGTGGGAACGTCCAGATAATATCCT